TGACCACCTGGAAGAGTAGTTATTTCAGTACCTCTACCCCCTTCTCTACGTGGAAGCCAGAAATCTTCCATCATAGACATGTATTTTCTATCGTCTCTTATCTCACCAGTGGCAGCATCGTATACTAATTTGTTACGATATCTTCCCATAACTTCACGAAGATACTGTTCCGCTTTAACTTTCGGAAGATTACCTACGTCAATATAGAAGATCCTGCGTTCTGGTGCACGAGATATACGATAGATAACCAAAGAATCTTCAATCATTCTGAGTTGATTGAGTACTTTGATACCCTTGTGCAAATAAGATAATACGATATTTCTATTGGTATCCATGATACCAGAGGTCACGTATGTTATTGCATCTTTCGCAATTTTAATTCCGCTATTAGCAGATGTATTGTTTAAACCTTTAGGATTGTATATAAAATATTCTTCTGACTTACCAAAGTCATACTTCATAAATTCATCTGCAGTCTTTGGTTTTGTTAACTGCCTAATCTTTTTGATCTTATGAGGATCGACATACCTAAGTTCAAGAACACCATCTTGAGGTCTGTCTAAGTTAATTACTTTATGATAATATAAACGCCCATCGATATACCATCTACGGAACATCTCATGGGCTTTGGTATCAAATCCAAATAAATTTTTAATATACTCAAATTCGTCGCGGATCATAGTCTTTACACTTTCACTAACCTCAAGGTTATCAAGGTTAACGTGTACAGGACTATCGTTTTGATCTGCAACGATTGCTTCGTGAATAATATCTTCAATGGCGGAATCCACTTCTGGATGCATCGCCATCTCACGATACTTTTTCACCATATCATATTCGGTCTTGAAGTTACCGTCTAGGTCAAGATACTGACCATAGTAACCTCCAGCGATATAACTAGTTGCGCCGTCCTCGCTCGAAGGTTGAATAGGAGACGGAGCACGATCCTTCTCTAAAACCTTTTTTCTAAACGAGAAACCGAATAACTCTGCCATAATTAAATTGTGGTTTCTTCTTACCTACTATTTAGTTGCTTCCCAGAGACGGATTTTTATCCGTCTGTGTCTTTGGAAACAACGTTGTTACTAGCTCCGTCAGTACTCTCGTGGTATTGATAAGCAAACTCAACATCGAACTCTTCATAAGAGTCATTGTTATCGTAAGCGACCGAGATTTGAGAAACTGAAACAGGCCATGCCTGAACAAGAATATACTCACGTAGAGTTTTATAATCCGATGTTCCAGTTGCAGCACCAGATCCACCAAACTTATCTAATTGAGCAATAGTAATATTCTCGAAAGTTTGTGAGATATCTGCTGTTGCAGTATTAGTATCAACTCCGTTTGTTAGTTGAATCCACTTCTCATATGCAGAACGCAATGCCCAGCCATCATCGTTATAAAATGTTGCTGTCCATGTTTCGTAAGTTCTGTCTCCAGGTACCTTTACAACACGTCCACGGAAAGGAAGTTCGACTGTTCCTACATTAGTTGCTGGCAATGCAGCAGACTTACACATGTAGGCAACAAAATCTTTATTTGGTTTTGAGGGAATTCCTGCTGGCCAGTTATGTGTGACCGTAAATATATTAGGGCGTACTGCGCCTCTAATTTTCTGTTGGAATTCTAATAGTCCTAATGGGGTTTTCATTTAAAGTGCTCCTTTAATTATCTGCGAGGGACTACTTCTTCAAAGCTAACACCAGTACGTGTAGCAACGAAGGTTAGTGTGATGAAGTTAATCGAGCGTGCTGGCTTGATATAGAAATCAGCCTTAAACTCGTTTGCGTCAATGACTGCACCAGTATTATTGGTGTCATCACAAACAACTAGGAAGTCAGTGATACCTCTTTCGGCTTGAACGCCTCTAAGATATGGTTCGACAACATTCTTGAAGTTGTTACGAGTGAATTCGTCATTAAGTTCAAAGAGAACCCCCTTCGCAGCGTTAGCAATAGTCTTCTCAAGAACTAAGAAGAGACGGCGAACGTTGATGCGATCAAAAGCAGATGGTGAAGCGAGAGCAGTTTTATCTCCGAAGAGTACAATACCCTGACCAGGAAGACTGGTTACTGGATTGATTCTCTTCTGGTATAATGTATCTCTTTCGGATTTTGTTGGTGAATATGCTAGTTTAACAGCATTCCTAATTGCACCACGGTTTAAACCTGCGGGTGAGAACCATGGCAATCCGTTTGCGGTTGTAGAAGCGCACAATCCAGCAACGTCTCCGCAAACTGGGATGTAGCGATACTTATCAGCAAATCTGTCGTAGACATACTTCCAAGTGTTATCAAACACACCATATGATGTTGCTTGAAGTGTATTGAAGAAGCTAACTACGTTTTGTGTTTGTGTTGCAGAGTTTGTTACTCCAACAACGTCACCTCTATATGGTGAGATGAAAGCAATGCAATCCTTACGTGAGGATGCAATTGTTAATGCAGCAGCTGCAATAGCTTTTGAGTTGGTCTTACTGCCTGTGTCTCCTGGACCTGCGATAAGATAATCAACTAAAATTGTTTCAGTATCAGCGAACTCTTGCATTGCTGAAATGATTTCTCCAGATGTTGCGCTACCTGTTTCAGCACCTTTCTGGAAAGTGTATGAAGGAGGCGTACCGAATAAATCAAATGTTGTTGTGCTATCTGAACCAGCATTACTTGTACCAGCAATGTTACCACCAGTAGCAGTCTGGTTAGCACTTATATCATATACTGCAGTTTCGTGAGCACCCCAATAAACGTAGTTACTTTTCTCAAGAACTACTTGTGGGTAATAGTTAACTGCACCTTGTGAAGTCTTAGCATTGTTTGCTTTAGAAACATAACTAAATTTCTCAAGAAGAGTATTTGGTTGACCAGCGATTGCACCAGTAGCATCCCAAACTGCGATATGAATCTCGTCGTTTGCACCACCACGTTGTGAAACATATGGTGAAGTTCCTGGGCGAGGAGCGATTGCACTCCAATTTAATCCAGCATAAACTGTCTGCTCATCATACCATTCAACTACAGTACCGACGTTAAGGTCAGTAACACCATTCTCAATGACATCAGTTGCAATCCAATCGTCAGAAGTAATCAGGGAAACCTTATTATTAGTTCCATCCCAAGCATAAATGTAACCAGACTTTGCACCATTAGGGCTAGCAGATGCTGTCTGAACTTGAGTACCTACAGTTGTTGTAGATAATGCGCCGTCAAGAGTTAGAGTTACATCAGCACCTTTATCAATGACTGATACTCTAATCGCATTGGCTTCTGTACCAACGTTACGTGCTGCCCACTTAAATGGATTAGAACCTGCTCCGAAATAAGTTGCCTCATACACATCTTTCGTCGGAATAGAAAGAATGTATGGAGAAGTTGTACTATCATCTGAAGCAGTTAGTTGTCCAGATGTTGATGCTCTTACTACATCAAGTACTCCACCGTAGGATAAGAAGCTGGCAGCTGTCCACCAAGTCTCTGCGTTTGCCTCAGTGGGTTCACCGAAAGTTTCAATTAATTGGGACTCTGTAGTTATACGTGTGGGGGTTAATACTGGACCTTTAGTAAATGGACCAGCAATAGCACCAACGTTAACTTCAACCGTCTCAATCGAACCAAGTGTAAGGTCTCTTTCCTGAACCTCTACTCCTGGCGATAGAAGCGTGCTAGCCATGCGATTACTCCTGAAGATAAATCAATTTTTGTCTATAGTTATTTAGAAATTGGAGCTTTTTCAGCGATACTCCCACATAAAATTTCTATCACCATACTCATCTACTTTCCAACTATCTGGCATATCTTCATTCATATCAGCAGTCCATACGTTTCCTTCGTTATCAATTACTTGCTCCTCCTCAAATCCATCACATATAAAACCGAATGGTGCCATGTCCTGTTCTATCTGGTTCTTTTGTTCCTCATATATTCTCTTACGGATATCTTGATCCGTCATTTCTTTAAAGTATTCTTGCTGTACCAACCATGCAAAGATAACCAGACACATTACTAAGTCATCATGATGACCCTCATCTGCTTCAAATGATTGCTTATTCTGTATGAAAGTAGTTAGTTCAGCAACAATGTTATAATCCTTAACAAGTAACTTATCATCTTCTATTAATGTCTTTAAGTTAGAGCATCCTTGTGCTTTAACTGTCTTAGACATCTTAACTCCCATCTGTGTTTTATTACCTGAGAATCCAGTACCAACTACTTGACCTGCTCTACCACGCATTGCACACATTAAAACATTATCATACTCAATATCATAATGAAGCATAGATGCTACTGCTTCTCCGATATCATTAACTTCTATCAGAACATATGCTTTATTATAATTTGTAGCAACGTTGTAGATAACGTTAGGGAATAACATTGGTCGAATATCATGGTTTCTATATTTTGCTACTAGAGACCACGGAGCCTTAGATATATCAATGACCACAAACGCACTATAGTCCTGAGAAAGACCACGAGATACGTCAACACAAATAATATAATCATGACCATCAATAGGATTTTCATAAACATCTAACCCTTGACTTGATTGTACAGGTTCATCATACACTAAACTCCTAAGTTTTGCTGCAGCAATTAAAGTATCAACAGACCCTAAGAACTCACAATCAAACTCTTGAGTGAACTGTCTTTCAGATGTATTGGCAATAGTTGTCTCTTTCCACTTGGCATCTCTACCAGGTACTTTACTCCAATGAACTTCTGTCCATACATATCCATTCCTATTCTTTTGAGCATCAGTCCACAACTTGTAGAAGTGGTTCATCCCATATGGAGTTGAGATGATGATGACTTTGGTTTTTGTACCAGACGTAATAGTAGGATAAACAGAACTAAAGAATGCTTCTGCGATATGATTTGGGACAAAGGCGAACTCGTCGAGGAAAATGATATTGAACGACATGCCTCGGACAGCACTTGCAGATGTAGAAGCTGCCAGTA